ACTCTTTATCATTTTCTACAGCGCTGACTAATTTATTTGATATAGAACCAAGTACGCTGTCATCTAAATATTCTGCAATGTTTGCATCAAATGGTACTTCTGTAACAGACTCTTCTTCGATTTGACCTACAAATACACCGTCATCAGTTATTTCTACTTCAAGTGCTTCAGCTATTTGTTCTTCAATAGATGGCTCATCCTGTGGAATGTCTATTTGTTTGCTTTGGTCAACAATATCAGGATTGTCCTCGGTGCCTAATCTTCTTTCTATCGCCATATTAGTTTTTTATTATCTCGTTTCTCAAATCTCGCATCGCCATGTCTGCTTGCTCAATTGAATTATATCCCTGTATTGTGCCATTTCTAATTTGTTCTATAAACATATCTACAGGATTATTTATGTTCGACTCTACTTCACCTGTTTCATTGTAAATCTTTTTACTGAAGGTAGGTAATATATATGTTTTACCATCTATGCCAAAGGTGCCAAGTTGCATTGATGTTGATTCACCAAATGAACTATCAGGCAACAAAGTAAAATTTTCATTGTGGTGCTGTTTTAGAAAATTAAAATTTTTGTTATACCTATCAGTATTGGCTGTGTTTTCAAAATCAGCCATTTTAATGTAATGTTCTTTTTTCTGTTTCTTCAGAAACAATAATGTCTGTTAATTCACCGAGGAGAATATAGCCATTAGCTTCTGCTACAGTTGTGGCTTCATCAATATTTTTTGCATGAATGTATGGACCGTCATACTCTTTTTCGTCATGCGTGAATTTTGTAATAAATATTTTCATTAATAATAATTCATAGCTGTTCTGTCAAATGATACATCATCTTGATAGTCATTAGCTAGTTCTATAAATCCTCCCTGTCTAATTCTCATTAATGCCATGGTTGAGCTATCACAAAAGTCATCATGCTCACCAAACGGAAAAGATGCCATCTCCTCTATAACTTCTTCCGCAAACTGATCTTCCGTAGCCCATATCATACCACTTTCAAACATGGGTGACACACTGTTCATTCTAGCTGTTTTATCTTGTCCTCTACTTGGTGAATAAGATTGAACAGGTATTCCTATCTTTCTTAACTCATGTGTTAATGGTGTACCACTAGCTTTTGCCTCAATTAAAACAATGTCAGGTTCCCAATATTTATACTCTTCAAGGGCTAATTTTTTAAGCTCAGGAAAATCAACTCTAAATCTATTGGCATCCAACAAAATTACTGCGTGTTCAGAACCGTCTTCAGGGTCGAATATTCCCCATGTGGTAATTGCTGAATAGTCAGCCGTTTCTTTGGCTGAAAACGCTGTATCGTAAGATTGAATTATCGTGTGACAAGGTGGAATGTTTTCTGCCTCCCACTTTTGCCACCACTCTCTTTTAACAATTGAACCGCTTTCTGCTGTTGGATTTTGCATCCATTGTGCGTTCCATTTGCTTACAGGTAATGATGCTTTAACACTAAGTAACTCTTCTTTTTTCCAAAACTCACCCCATAGCGGTTCTTCAGACTCAGGCATGATCGCAGGAAATTCGACTACTTCCCACTGATCTGCATTATCTTCGCTTTGTCTTTTTAATAATCTTCCTGCTAAATCTTTGGTACTCCATCGTGTCATAACCAAGATAATTGTTCCTCCCGGCTGTAGCCTTTGCCTTGGTCCTGATGTATACCACTCCCAAGCGGCATCCATTGCGGTTGGTGACATTGCATCTTGCTCTGAGTGTGGGTCATCTATAATTAAAAGGTCAGCACCACGACCTGTAATCGCACCACCTACACCTGAGTAAAAGGCTTCTCCACCGTCATCGGTTGTCCATCTACCTGCTGACTTGTTATCTGCCGATAGGGATATATTAGGAAAAACATGTTGATACTCTTCACTGTCAATTATGTTTCTGACTCTTCTACCAAACCTAACTGCAAGTTCTGCGGTGTGAGTTGCTTGTATTATTTTTAAACTTGGATTTAAACCCATCATCCATGCAGGAAAATAAGTAGACGCAAATTCTGATTTAGAGTGCCTTGGAGGTAGCATAACCATCAGTCTTTTGCATTTGCCTTGCGAAACACGATTTAATTTATCTGCAAGTATTTTGTGGTGTCTACCAAGAATAACTCCATCCCAAAGATATTTAATAAACTCTAAAAAGTCTGTCTGACACTTTTCTTGGCTTTTAATATTCTTCCATTTATTGATAAGCAATAAAGCTCTTTTTTGCTCATCCTCAGATAGTGCATCAAATGATTTAATTTTTGTGATATCCATAGTCTTAAGGTGGGAAGCCAACTTTACATTTTAGGGAGTTTTGGTCAGCTTCCCTGAACATGCAAATATTGGAAGAGAGGAGAGTTTTTTTTAAAAAACCTATCTGCATGTTAACTCCATTATAAGCATCTTTATTCAAATTCATATAATGGATCGAGTTTTGGTGTCTTATTTATTACATTCAATGTTTCTTGTAATGATTCAGCAGGGTCTATTTTTTTAAATTCTTCGATCTTTTTAGCAAAAGAATTGGGTGCATTTTTATATGGTACAAACACAATAAAGCTTCTTGGCAACGCAACCAATGCAAAAAAATCAACATCTTCTGCCGAGTATCTTTCTTCCTTGCTTTTTTTATCCACTGACCTTCTAAAATCCCAACGATAATAGTCGTTGTTATCTTTTTTGTAGATTGAGTTAGTTGTTTTAACTTGCACCCTATATAACTTATGACAGTGATCTAATATTAAATCTGCTTTATGCCCTTCAGGTGCAATGATTACTGAATCACAGAACCTTGTTAGAAAGGATGCACATAAGTATTCGCCTGCCATGGCAACTCGTGCCGTTTTATGTGGCATGTTATAACCTTATCTATACAGATATAATAAAACCAATCCAAGTACAATTATGAAAGCTATAGCAAAGTCGCCTATGTGATATTTCTTTTCATAGGCTTCGTTTCTAAAAGGTGTATTAGGATTATCACCTAAATACTGTCCTTTAGAGTTTCTTGCTCTCTTCCGTGTTGTTTTTTTGGTTGCCATATTAGCCTCCTACACATTTTTCCAGTCTTTGCCCTCAAAAAGTAAAGCTTCTGCCTCTCTTCTACGGACAAGACCCTGTAAAACTTTTCCCCCTGCTTTGTTCCATCTTTTTATTTGTTCACCCACTTTGTCGTATTCGCCATTGTTTAAGACTTTAAGTAATGTAGATTTTTTTAGATTTGCAGGACCCAAGTTATATACCCAACTACATAATGCATCAAACTGGCACTGAACAAGAGGCACATGCACATAATCATTAATATATGATTCATATTCATCTTCTAGCTCCCTCCATAACATGAAATCAGCTTTTTCTTTAGACCATTTGTCACCTTCTTGTACATCTTTGATGTGTCCAAAACCAATTGTCCACACACCCACTGCATCTTGATAAGCCACGCAATTACCATCCTCATCTATAGGACAGCCTTCAAAATGTTTAATTATGTTTATGCCTTCTTCAGATATATGCATCTCAGACCCAAGGTTGTTTTTTTCCGCCATCGTATTTTCTCGCATGACCTTCTTTAACCAATTTTTCACAAATGTCTTCACCTTCTTCCGTATATGGTATGGCTAATATTCTGCCATATTTTCCTTTACCAAGCGATTTTATTTTAAATTTGCCAACGCACAATTCTTGCAATCTTTTTTTAGCGGCTAGACCAAGTTTTTTTTCTTCAAGATTACGAGTCCTTGACTCAGGCGTATCAATTCCTGCTAACCTGCAGCGTTGCTTATGGAGTTTGACATCAAAGCCCAAGTCAAGGGTAACATCAACGGTATCACCGTCTACGACTTTTACTAATTCTGCGTTATAAACGAAAGCTTCAACAGACATTTATGAATCGTCTTTTTGTGTGTTTGAGGCTCCGAAGTAAAAACTTATGATTGCACTCGCTAAGCCGCCAAGATAACCGAGAACTAAATTAATAAGTGCTTCAGAATTTTGCTCAGGCGGTTGTAATGTTACTAAAAAGACATAGCCAAGAAAGCCACCAATCACAGCGATGCCCATAATTCTTGCTGTCCAATCTTTACTAAAATTCTTTCTTGCATCTTTTTTATCCTCTGCTTCAATTCTGAAAACATCTACATCAAGCTCTTTCATCTTGATTTCAAAATCTTTTTCAGCTTGTTTGAGTTTTAGTAATTGTTCAGGAGAGGCTTGTTGTATGGCATTGTTAATAGCTTTAGGGCTGTTTTCACACCCTAATGCTTCACAAATAACCTTGGTAGCCATGCCACCTAAAGGTCCGCCTATGGTTGCACCTAATGAGGGTGCGATTTGACCCACAACATTTTTTAACATTCCTTTTAACATATTTCTTCCTGTAGAATTTTATTAGTATATAACTGTGATTATTTTTTATCCACTTTTACAAAAATGGTGGTTCATCAAATAAACTTACAAGCAATGTACTAGCAAAAATAATTAGTAAAATATCTAACATTAGTCTTTCCTTTGATCTTCTCTGTCTGCTTTTGCAATTTTGTTAGGTTCTATGAGTTGTGGAATGCCTAGAATTGTTTTGATTAAGGTATCTTGTCTTATAATTTCGTTATCAAGACTTCTAACTCTATCTATAAGGGCAACCAAGATACCATGTTGTGCATCAAGCTTATTGCCAATGCGTTCTTCCATTTGACTGATTTGTTCGGCAACCTTGTCATCAAGCACATCAACTTTTGTTTCCATGCCATCAATAATACGATTAATAAGTTTCCAAATAAAGAAACCTAGACCTAGAGCCGCCGCTATTGGGAATCCAACTTCGTTGATAAGTTGGACAGTGCTGTCCATTTAAAAGAGAAATTTATCTATACCTAAAGAAGCCGCAAAGGCTATGTATAAACCCAAAATCATTCTTTCAAGTTTATCAAACTTTTTTCCGCCTTCGTCTAATCTTTTTTCGATGTTTTGATATCGAATAGCACATTCTTTTTCGTGTGCTTCAATTTTTAGCATGGCTTCTTTCACGGTTGCCATTTTACTCTTTAAATAATGTTTTTACTTTGTTCCACCAATCAGGTTTTTTCTTG